TGTTTTACCCCCTTCAATGATGTGCAGATCAGGCGTTTTCTTATCCATTGATGACTCCAACTGTAGGTAAGACCAGACTGCTACTCTAGTCGATTCGAGGGTACTATCTTGCACAAAGTCCAAATAGTTCAGTCCAGCCTTCTCTACTACAGCCTTGTAGCGAGGTCGTGCTTGGTCTTTCATTTTCTTTGGATATCGGTTTAACCTAGTACCATCCCAAATGATAGTCTCACCTCTTCGCATAGGCGAAAGCCACGACAATGTGCTGGCAGTGGCAAATGGTATGGATCTAAGGTTGTCAGGTTTAGCACATCCAAGAGCGTGGTACTGCGTACCAAACTGTCTAGAATAACTTCTGGTCACAGCCGCTAAGTTAGTTACTGCTTCAATCTCATCATTAGGAATAGCCACATTCTGGTGATCTTCTGACATCTCTTTGAGGATTGGCTGTCCGTATTCTTGATGCCAGACTACCCATAGTTTAGGATCGTTACTGAAAAAAGATCTTTGCTCTTCTACCCAGTCATAGCCCAAAATTATTGAGTCAAACTCTAAAAAAGCATAAGCGCGGTCTGCATTGTTTACAAGGAACTCTTGATAATCTGCGGCAAGATCTAAAAGTTCCTTCTTAGATAGCCCAGCCTTTTCAGCCTGTGGTGCTCCAGACTCAATAACAACTTTAATGTCTGCGTCAAAGTGCTCGCTAATAAGCCAATTTTTGGTTTTGGGCAACCCACGCTTACGAAGACCCCAGTAATTGAGACCCATATAAGTAACTTTTTGGCCTTCCAGGAGAGTTCGATTGGAACCAACCTCGACCCCAGAGAAGATGATCTTCATTAGTCAGACCAGAACTCTAGGTCTTTGGGGTTAGCCGCATCTTTTGATTTAGCCACGTTAACCCTTGTAATAGCCTCTTCAATTTCGCCCCATTGACGTACTTTCTTAGGAGCATCTGGGCGGCGTTCAACGGCTAAATAGCCTGGATTCATAAACATAACAGCAGGAATACCTTGTTCCTCAAAAACCCAAGCACACATAAGTGGATCAGAGTCAACATACATCTCGATTGGAGCACGGGAACGGCTCATAACAAACTGGCGTTTCTTTAGGTCTTCCCCTTCAAGATGGAAGGAATGATCAATAAGATCATCGTAGTTAATGATTCCGTGAGAGTTTAACCAATGCTCTGCATCCGCAGTTTTGCGTGAAGTCATAAGAGCCACTCGGTTGTTTATGTTTAGGGCGTAGTAAAGCGCTACTCCTGCACGGATTGGTTCTCCTGAATCCGAACTGAGTACGCCGTCTATTGATACGAGTATATTCAAGTGTTATCCTGGTGTCTTGTAGGTTGCTGCTCTGCGAATTAGAGTCTGAGTATCGGGCAGGTCAATGCCATAAGTCGCTTGTGCCTGTTGTGCTTTGTACGCCGACCAATACTCAGACATCTTTTTTAGGGTAGGTACTGTTCCGTACTTCTTACCCGCTTGCCATCTGTAGTTGTAAAAGTCTGAGTACCCTTTACCACCTTGGCTAAAAGCATAACGTCGTGATTGATGAATGTCGTTAAACAACAACGTTGCTTGCATTAAAGAACTTTGAAGACGAAACTCCGCATTACGTCGTGCAGCATCGTTTTGTGCCCCCTGTAAGTCAGTAAGTGACTGTGAATAAATAGAGACAATTCCCGCTGTTCGTTCACGGTCTTTTTCAGCCATAACGTCTCCTATAGGGCTGTGGGGAGCGCCTTGTTTGTCAGGAAACACTGTCCACTCATTGTGGGTAAGACTATAGGCTGCATAAGGGTTAATAGAACGAATATCTGTAGCATTTGGGTTTACGTAAAATGTAACTTCAAACCCGTTCCAATCTCCTGTTTCTGGTTGTAAATGTTCACGAAAATCTTCGTTTAACAGTTTACTAATTTCAACATTGGATAACCCGTGGTAATCAGGGTGGGCTTTACGAAACTGCATGTAATCTACGCCAATTAAAACATCAAGGTCTTTAGGGTGTCTTTGTGCAGACCATTGGTAGGACACCGCAGATCCAGCAATCCAAGCATTTGTCCACAAATCGGCGTGACGGTATTTTTCTCCCAAGAAGTCAAACAAAACCTGTAAAATGCCGTTGCGTACCCAACCTTTTAAGGTTGTGTTAGAAAATAACTCTGGATCTAAAGTTTCTTCTGGGGTAGAAAAGTAAGAAGTGGGGGATTCCTGCATATTTACAGGAGCCACATACTTACCTAATCCATCGAAACGGTTCATAGGTTAAGTCTATTGCTAATTAAGACTTTGGTGTTTCTATGCCACGGTCACTTAGAGCCGACAATAACTTCTCTCGAAGGTCAGCAGCCTCATCTTTTGGTTGAAAAAGAGGGGCTAACGTCCTTGCAATACGGTCAGCAAGTAACTGGCCCTCTATATCGCTAACTAACTCTTTACTGCAGCCATAAATGTCGTAAGTAGTTGCTTGACGACGGGTGTTCTCATCCGCTGGGTGCAGCGTAGTAGTGATAGTTCCATCTAAGTTAAGTGTTACGGTAAAGGCTGCGTCAATCTTGTGTTCTTCCATTAGTTCATCCCCATTAATTTCTGTTTACGTTGTGCTACTCCGATTGCTACTGGACAAAAATCGCATAAGTAGGTCTTTTGACCTGGAGAGTCTTTGTACTTCTCCATACCCTCTGCTCGGCGCTCTTTCTCTGTATTAGGTATAAGCATTTTTTTCTCGTCGTGCCACTCAGGACATCCGTCTTTTGGTTGGTTATGACGACGGTAACACGACATGGCATCTTCCATAAAAATGGAGCGTGACTCATAGAAAGTGTCGTCAATTTCAGCAAGACCCTTAGATCCTCCACCTTTAATTTGGCGAATAATTTCTTGCTTAGACTTAAAATCAGCCCATGAACGAAGAGGTAGAACGAATAACTTACCTTTGTGTGGCTCTCCTGATGGAAACACGTGGTTTTCGCACGCAACTGCCAACAGCATATCTAATTCAGGCTCGCCATCATACGGTGGCAGTTCGTCTAAAGTTTGGCAGACAAGACAATACAGCAAACGAAACATAGGTTCATTTGCTTCAACTTTTTTTTGCCCAAGGATAGGTACGTTACTCATAGTGCTCCTTATGGTAGTCCAATTATTTTAACAGTAGATTATTTTTTTACCAAACTGCCACTGTTGCCTGGGTTATCATCAGGATGATCCCATTTTGGATACTTTTCGCTAGGCGCAGGTTTAGACCAATGCTCTTTAAGTTTTTTAAGAACTCCTGGATCTTCTTTACGGCCGTAACGACCTGAACGGTCTGGAACTTGCTCTGCCATGATTAACGACCCATGTTTGTAAAGCCTGGCATCTTATTAATAGGTGTTTTCTTGGCACCTGGTGAAACTTTATTAGGCATGGTTGTAAACCCTGGAGTTTTTGGACCAAAAGGTACCTTTGGAGCACCTGGTGTAATTTTGGCAGGCATGTTTGTAGCCCCTGGCAACATTTTGCTTCCAAATTGACCGTTTGAAATAGTTGGCATAATTATTTACCTGGGTTTACCTTGTTTGGGTAATCAGTATTGATAAAACCATAACCGTAAAAAGAGTGCAAAGTTTGACGGTTAGCAAGTGTATCGTGTGAACCCATACCAACTTCAGTATCTGGGCGAACTTTACGGTACTTACCGTCTGTTGCTCCCTCATCAAGGGATGCGTTCATTGAACGCGATGAGTTAACTGTCACTTCTTTTTACCCTTCATAATTGCTTTGAACTCAGGTGTGTTTGCTCCTGCTTTTTTAACGTTTTTCATTGCCTCTTTGCCTGCTGCACGAGCAACCTTTACATCTTTACCACGAGCCTTCACATCAGCCATTGCTGCCTTTTGTGCTGGTGTCATTGGCTTCTTTAATGGGTTTCTAATTGCCATGATTATTTACCTTTCTTTGGTTTTTTAGTATAGTAATTGGTGCCGCCGTGCGCTTCAATAAATTTAGCATTTTCTTGCATGGTTTTGTACACTTTCCGTATTGATGGACTTTTTTCTAATTTAGCAGCCGTTCCAGAAGAGGCTTTTGGCTTGATAGGCGAAAGTTTTGATACGCCCTTAGCGGCCTTCGTGATCGAAGGGGTCAACTTTTGGCCTAGTTTTGTTATCGCTTTTCTTGGCATAATTATTTACCTGCCCTTGGTAATCGTCCTGGAAGTCCTTTTTTCTTTGCTTCTTCTGATTTTGCTTTTTCTTCTGCTTGTTGTTTTTCTTCAACCATTCGAGCACCTTCTTTGTAGCGATCGCCACGGTTCTCAGTATCATAGCGTGAAGTTTGTTTCCAACCAGCCTCGCGTGCTGCATAATGCACGTCTTGACGTTCGTAATGGCCTTCGTCTTTTGTCCAAGGATCATTTTTAGCGGTATCGGGCATAAATTTAATTCCGCCTGCTTTTGCAACAGCCTCTACTGCTGGGTTCTTAAACTTTGCTTTGCGACGATCGTTAAAAAACATAGTATCTCCTTGATGAGTGTTCTATTAGTTTACAGGGGGTCTGGGTGGTTTGCTGGTCTTTTGTACAGGTTTTTCTTTTTGTTCTCTGTCGTAATCTACGACGTCTTTTTTCAAGGCTTGACCAGCGATTAGTCTAGTTCCTCGACGGTCTGAGAATAGCCCCTGTACATTTTCTTCTTTTAAAGGGTAATAATCGCTCATGCCATACCTTTACGGACCCTGCTTGCATTGCGCTGGGCGGTACAAGGCGTGCAGTGACCACGATTAGCCATAAACTCAACTGGGTTCATAATCATGCCACAAGTAGGGCAAGGTGAAGACCCGTTGTATCTAATCAAATTATCGGCAATTTTCTTTGCCTGTAATTCGACTGTCATCATGCCGTCGCCGTCATCCATTATTGTTCTCCCCATTGATTTCCTTAAAGGACTTTTCGCCAAAATTTGTGCTATCCCCATTGGCTTCCTTCAATCTTTTTAAAAATTCAATGTACGTATCCTGTTGCTGTTGTATTGCTTGCTGTCGTCTTTCTACGTTCTCTGGAAGCAAAGGGTGCATACCCATATGCCCCATGAGATTAGCCAATTTTTGTACACCAAACATTGCAATTTTTGGAGGACGATACTCGGCTGATCGATTAGGAATATACCTTTGGGCTATTTTTCTTATAGTTGGGTTTGGCACAAATTGCTTTGGATTTAAGTTTTGGTTTGTCATTATGTGCTCCCTAATGCGTTACGTTCTGCTGCCTGGTAACCTGAAACGCCACCAGAGAACCATGATACTCGTGGTTCGGTGTAATTTCTATCAATAGTTACAATATCATCAATTCCTGGCTGTGAACGATCTCCGTAACCGTAACGCTCTGGAAACAATTGGATCTGTGGAAGCGGTGGACGAACCATCTGCTGGATGTCAACACCAGGAATACTCATAACCATTAAGGCTTGTTGTGTGAGGCGTTCCGCATTTGTTGCCCAAGGACCGTTGTACGAATACTTTTTAGCAACTGAATCAGGCTTTACTGGAGAACGAAAAGCATTCCAAGGCTTAGTGCGGTCATATTGACCGTCTGTGTACTGTGTCATTAGAATAACTCCATCTGGTCGGCTCTATAAGAATTACGCTGTGCTTGCTCTTTAAGTGCAGCAGTGTGAGCAACATGTATTTCTTTTGTGGCTGGGTCAGGATCATCACCTGTCATAACACGAGTACTAGCCCATGCTGCTTCGTTTACCATACGAGATGGAACTGAATACTGCAGGTTGTGTTTTTCTTGCAATCTTTTTGCTGTTTCGTGCACAACATCTTGCAACACAGCGTGTTCTACTGCATCTCCTTCAATCTTTTTGTCACCTTTTGCAACGTTTCCCTTAGCGTTCATTACTAAATCACCAGCGGCTGCGTAAGGGGCTCCTGCAGGTTGGTTGTAACTTAAACGACGATGATGAAGGTCGTTTGGTGTTGGAGCAACGTTTGAAAGGTGACCCTCATTAGTATCACGAAGACCATAAAAATCAAACATTAACTGATCACCACCAACTTTACCTGTAAGAACATCGTGAATGTTTGCAGCACGCATGTTGTACTCTTGATGTTCTGGGGTTCCAGGAAGCGGTGCTTCTCCATGAGACATTGAGTAACTAGCAAATTTTGGATTAGTATAAGGATCGTTTCCTTTACCAGTTTGCAGGGTAGCATGTGCAGCCGAAATATTTTGTCGCATTCCTCCTTTTGCTATTCCATCAAGGTCTACATCGTGCAAATCTTGTTTTACACTTTCACGAACAGCAGGAACAGTCATTGCAGCAACTACTTGAGGATGTACCTGAGAAAATGGAACAGTCTTTCCTACCTCTTCAGGTGAAATGCGGTGTGAACCAGTAATAACAGAGTGAACTTTATCCACAAACTCAGGTGTATAGGTAACACTGCCTTTTTCATGAGCATTTAACAACGCTATTAATGAAGACTTTTCATTTCCTGGGCGATTTTTATTGCTTAATTTTGCTGTTGCCTCAAACGCTAGTTGTGGAGAAATGTTTCTTCCTGCAACTAAGTCATGAATTGGCGCAGCGTGCTCTGAATAAAAGTTAAGTCCATGAATAGATTCTCCTGCACGAGGATTTTTTGCAGAGTTTTCAAAATGTTTCATAGTATTTGCAATAGCATCTTCATGATCGTAAGGCCTATCTACTGCGCCTTCATCTAAGGCTCGTTGAGCACGTTTTGCTTTTCCTACTACTTCTTTACTTGGATTATCTATCCTAGCAGCCAATTTTGATAAATTTTCACGAGTTTTATTTGTATGAACACTCATTGCATCAAATGCGCCAGTGCGTTCTTCAGGTGTCAAATCACTTAAAAGCAAAGGGCGTTGTCCAGATAAAAACTCTTTGGAACGAGTTGATGGTTCTACAATTTCTTTTTTAGCCATGTTATGACCAGGCTGGCTTGAGATAAGCCATCATTTGACGACGACGAGCATCAATCTGCCCTGGTTGATCTGCTTGTATGTTTGACTTACCATCGTTTACCAAGTGTGGTGCTGGAGTAAGGTCTATTTGTGGAGCACTTCTTTCGCTTTGGTAAACAACCCCACCATTAATGTTTACACGCTGTGCTTTCATTTGGCGTTGAATGCCCATCATTGGGTTGATCCCTTCAGGCCAGTAATACATAGATGGCTCAATACGCTCACCCTTGTGCACACCGCGTTGATACGCTTTTTGATTGACACGATTTTTGATACTATCCAGTAAACGGTCATCTCGACGTGAACGGATAGTACCGAGGTATCCATCAGGGTATTCCGCTGAAGGTACCCGCCCCACTCCAATACGGAGTGAATCTAAAGTATCGCGTGCTACTGGAGTTCCTGCACCACCTTGGTTGTTGTAACCTGCAAGCCCGCCACCACCAAGTGATTGCCAGTTTTGAGATGGAGAAAAATTATTAGCACCACTAGGCATTTGGTTTACCTAGCATTCTTGCATGAGCCTTTGCTGCCTCTAATAGAGCAGTGTGGAACTCAGCCCTGCGTCCAATAGGGGTAATTAATTGTGCAGTAGGAAGTGTTGCTACCTTTTGCTCAACAAAACCACCAGGATTTGATCCATAATTGATTGCGCTGTTCTGTCCACGAGTCTCTGTTGCCATCGCTGGACGTGCTCTTGGGGTAAACATTGTAACGTGACTACGGAAGGCAGCCTCTTCACCGTGTGGGTCAAACCCACGACCTGTTGCAGCATGACCAAAATAGTCATGGACTGCACGGAACATATCATTCTCATCGTCACTAAAGTATGGGTGACCACCAGTAGTCTTTGTTGATAGTACTTTAAACTTACCAGCACTTGCATCCGCCATCATGTCACGGGCACGTTTGTATGGGTCGTTCTGAGTTACTGAGACATCGACACCTAATCCGCCACGGTGTACAGGGCGCGTTAGAAAATCATATTGCCTCTTTGTTTCTTCTGCCATTGTTTTGTAATGCAACGCAGCAACAGGATCAAACGATGGTGCGGCTTCGTACTCATTTGCAATACGCTTACCTTGAGATAAATTTACCATTACGTTATCAAAACGGGTAGGACGATCAAAGCCCATCTCTCCCGCAAAACGTGCAGCACCTGCTGCAGCCTGTGGAACAGGCGAAGTAATACCAATGCTAAATTCTTCTCTTCTTGGCATTACTCCTCGTTTCTTCCGACGCCCTTATCAGACTTAGGAATAGGAGAGTCAGATTCATTTGAATCGTCAAAGTTTAATGTGCTACCTGCGTTACGCGAACCGTAAGGCGCACCTGCTGGACTTCTCCAAGTTGTTGACTTAGAAAGGGTGGTTGAAGTTCCCTTGCTGTAAGACATCGGTGACTCGTAGTTTTCGGTATAACCCTGAAACTGCGGAGAAGAAACTGGTGATCCCATTTTAGTAGGAGCCGTTTATCCCATTATTAAAGTCAGGTGATTGACGTCCTGCTACAGACGGAATCATGCGTGCGTTTGACATGTTTGCACCAAGTTCTGATTGATGTACTGCTGGAAATGACGCACCAATTACGTAACGGGCTCCCATACGCTCTGATTGTGCAGCGTTATTAACAAGAATGTTCTTTTTATTACCCTTGTTCATAATTGTTGGGTCCCCTGCTTGTACACTCTTCTTTGGGATAAGTGTCCCGCGAAGAGGTGTTGCGCTCATATCTGCAACGCCTGTTACCTGACCAACATAACGACGTGCGCTATTAGCGTGCTCTGCAGAAGCAATAACTTCTTCTGGTGTCATGTGTTCTTTGTTCATATTGTTACCTGCCGCTTCGTGGTGGTTAGAAGGTGCGCCCATGCGACGCCGCATGGCGTGTCCTACGTCTGTCCATCTTGCCATAGTGACTCCTTAATCTTGATACAAGGATACGTCTGAATTAACTTGCTGTAATGGCAAAAACAATGGCGCTGATTTCGCCATCACGAGACTCAATAGTGGTAAATCCTGGCTTACATACAAGGTCTAGACCACGAGGAGCCACATAGCCTCTGGCAATTGCCATAGCCTTGACCGCTTGGTTTACTGCCCCTGCTCCTACAGCACGCATTTTGACTTCATGCTTGTCATAGATCGCATGAGCAATTGCTGAGGCAACACTTTGTGGGTTTGAAGAAGCGCTAACGCGTAAAAACTGCTCTTCAGAAGATTTTTCAGAGTTGTTATTCAATTTTTAGTCCTTTAGTTTCGTGTGATGCGCCGCTCCTGGACTAAATGGTACGGCTAAAGTCTGGCTTGGTCTCTGTATTTAGGGTCTTCAATTTGTTTGGCTACTGCTTCCTCAATTTTATCAATCGCAGTTTTTCCAGCAAGCCTTCCTAAAGCGTAGGAATCTGCGGCGTTATCATCGTTAAACTCAATGCCCCAACGCTTGTAGATTTGCATCAACATCTCTTGTTTTTTGGCGTTTCCTTTACCTGCTGCATACTTTTTAAGTGTCATTGGTGGAACTTTGAGAGGATATCGACAGATATCATTTTCACCAAAATAATCATAAATAGCCATCTTTACTACTGCAGCCAATTCACCAAGAACTAAGGCTGCATGACTGGCAAGAACAGACCCCTCCATTGCTATATCTGTAATCTCATGTTCTTCTGAAACATAGTCAAAGGTGTCTATCAACCATTGACGAATATCGGCTAGTCGTTCAATACCAAAGTAAGGTGATTTGTATACCCACGTAGTATGTTTTGCAGGTTCGTCAATACTTACTGCAGACAAAGCAAACCCCGTTAGCGATTGATCGATACCAATCGCAACAAGGGTTTGTTTTTTTGTTAATCCACCGTCAAACAGTTTTGTTGGCACGGAGGTTTCTTTCATCTATGACCATTTCAATGGTCCCAAGATAACCTGCCCCGTCCGTCAAGTTATCTCGCTTATGCATGTAGGCCTCTCTTGCAATCTTTACCCATGCCATTGCTAATCCCACTTGTTCTTCAGTAATGTCAATACCAAAAATAACTTCCCAACCTTTTTTAATACGGTTGAAGTTGTCAAGTGGATGATCGTAGGTGTAGTTACGATCGCCATGGATAAGTTCCTCTGCTTCTTGAAGAATAGACTTAAGGGAGTCTGACATATTTTCCTGTCTGAAACTCATTCTTAGTATCAATAGTTGTAGCCATTAATGCTTTAAAGGTTTCGTCAAAAGTTGTTTTTTTATTTAGTAACCACCATCCAGCAAACGCTGCAGCAGCATTTGAGGTGCCCGTAGTAAACTTTGTTGTTCCATTTAATTGTTTAGCATTCCAACGACCATTTAAAAAGAAGTCAGTCTGTCCCTGTGCGCCGTTGCTGTACCGAGCAATATATGGGGCAGCATTTGAATCGTATTCAATAGGTTCTGAACCTGGCCACGGATTGTCTGTTGCTCCAACTGACACTGCATCAGGCAAACACGCTGGTGAAAACACCCCAGTTCGGTTTCTATCGTTACCTACTGCAGTAATTACTGGGACATGTGCTGTTTTAAGTTTTGCAATACTTTCAGCCATTCCTTTTGGAACTTGACAGTTTGGGAACACTGCACCCTGTGCAAGGCTTACAACTGCAATATTGTGCTTTACTTGATTGGCAACAATCCAATTAAAAGCGTTCTGTACATCTTCCATAGAGTAAAACCCTGGAGTACCTGCTGGAGATATTCCCACAATACGAATAGGAATAATCTTGGCTGATGGGTTAAAACGAAGAACTAAAGAGATCATTTGAGTGCCGTGGTTTAGGGCTTTGTTTGTAGATACTGGAATATTGGCTGCGCCTTTTCCTTCCATTGTTAACTTCCCATTAGGACACGTAAATGAGGTCAATAAACAAACCTCGTAAGCAATATTGTCTTTAAACAAGGAAGTGTTGGTACCTGTATCGATAACAACAATAGTTGGCGGCGTATTGGCGTGTGCTGGGTGTACTGAGGCTAAAAGCAGCCCTAAAACAAGTAATAATTTTTTCATAATATAAATGAATCCCTCCGACCCATAGTTTGTGATCTACGGCTAATTTCTCGTGAAACTAACGTGATGTCCCGTTCTTGGTTGTTTAACATCATTTCTAAGATCTTTCGATAAGCATACTTCTCTTCGTACTTATCCCGCAAATCCTGGATATCTGGGTCAATATCAATTTGAGCCTTTATTAACGAAACTGTAGTCCCTTTAGGGGCCCCTGTAGTTAACCTCACAAGCGCTTTGCTTTCGACAAACTCAGACTTACGCAGGGCATCGCGTTCGGCCAACTGAGCCTGCACCAATTGGCTAGACATATAGTCGGCCCAACCTGTAAGGACAGTAAACATCTCTGCAAGTTGCTCACTATTTAGTTCTGTTATGTCTGGTGGAAGTACTGCTTGATCATAGGCTGGTTTTGGAAGGTCCAACCCTCCCCGCATCATTGGGCTTAGTTCCATACTTACTCCTCAATTAAATCGCACTGCTTACAACCACTGGAATCAATATTACACTTAAGTAGAACACCAGCGTCAACCGCGTCATTAATCTGCTTTGCTTTGTAGAAAATCCTATCAACGACATCGTAATCCGCCTTTACTGTGAACTCCTTGTAGTCTTGATCCATCTTCAACTCATATAAAAATACAATTTCTTTTGGCGCTTCTTCGCCAAACATACGACGAGCCAGTTCTAAGTACATTTGACCCTGCAACAAGTGCCCACGAAATGGTCGACGTATGTTGCGCCAAGCCTTTTTTAAATCATAATCAGCATCACGAAGTAACTCTGGTGCTTCAAAACGAAGTGTTCCTTCTCCAATTGATTTAATCTCAATAAGGAAGTCCTCACCAAGACCCTTAACCCAACCATCTGTGTGGCCTGCAATACGAAGTGTTGGATCAACAACTTTTACTTCATCATAAACAAGTGTGGTTGAGTTGCAGTGCTCACAGGTCTGAGGAGAAAGTCCTGAAGTAGTCTTATTACAACTTTGGCATTTAAAATCTCCCCACATATTACCCATTTCATATATGCGGTTTTGCCATTTAGCGTGAATAAAATGTCCTTCATCAAAAATGTTTTGCAGTCTAAGATTTGGGTTATCTTGTTTTTTCTTACCTCCCATTAAAAGGTAAGCAGAATAACGGTAACAAAAATCAGCCTTAATCATTTCTGATGGGTGTAAAACGGTTGTATTACGATCTCCTGGAGCCTTACGCATTAGATGACGCTCAATAGGACCAAGAAGGCGTGTTTCTGTTTTCTTGGTATCTAAAAACTTTTGAAGATCGTTTTTTACTACCATGTTTTAGTCCTTATCTATGTTAGATATAAACTCTTTAAGAGTCATTTTTTTCTTAAACTTCTTTTGCCACTTACGAACTAAAGCGTTTCTTTCTCTGTGCGAGAGTCCTCCCCAAATTCCGTGGGGTTCATCACGGGACACCGCATCCCAGAGGCACTCGGTTCTGACTGGACAAGGGTTTTTACCTGTTTCTCCAAAACAGAAACCTTTCGCTTGAGTCGCCAAACTTTTATAGAGGTCCTTGTCGCGAGGAGGGTAAAAGATAAGAGTTGTTTCATCTTTACCTTTGCAACGGGCTTTGTAGCGCCAGACGTAATCGGGCTCTTCTTCCATTTAGTGGTCATCCTTTAGTTTCTCCCTCATCTCGATGAAATCATCTTCGACTAATATTACATAATTCTTGTTGTTTAGGCTAATCCCAAACACAGGTGTTCTACCGTCAATGATTGCTTCTGTGGTTATTTTTTCTAGTTCTTCTGCTTTAATAGTTTTAGTTTTTTTACCAGTCCATTTATGTTCTATAAGTAAATCGTCTGATCTAACATCGCCTTTTCTAGACCAAAAAGCCCCAGAAGCCGCTGTTGTTGATCCTCCCACTAATTTAGCCAATCTTTTTTCATGCTTTTGGGACTGTTTTTGCCCCTCACTCTTCAAGAAGTTCTATCTTTCCTTCGTTGTACCCTTTGAGCAAACGAGGTACAAGGTAAAAGAGTGCTTCACGCCAAAAACACTCTGCGCAACCGCAAAAAAGTTCTTTAGATAAAGTTTCAGGAATTTCATCTTCTGACCCTTCATACACGGCTTCAAACAACATGTCTGTATAGTCAGCAACACCTGTCTCTAACTCATGCGCCCAATCACCATCATTAACAATAAACTCTCTATTCGTCATCTAAAACTCCCATTGGTAAATCGCTAGTTTCAAACACTGCTTTTTGAACTTCTTCTTTAAAATCAATTTCTGCACGAAGGCTATCTATAACAGGTTCAATACCTTGCCATTTGCGGTCTCCAAAGTAATACCATCCACCTTTACGATCAATTATTCCTTTTACAACCGCAAGGGACGCAATTTCTTTAGCAAAGTCATACTCACCTGGATTACATTCTCCACCTTCAGCAAAATAAAAATCAAAGTAGGCTATACGTTGTGGTGGAGCAGTTTTATTTTTTAATACCCGTACTTTTATACGTTGACCAATGCGGTTTTTGTTTCCGCTAGGGCCAATCTCAATCCACTCATCACGCTTTACTTCACAACGAGTAAAAAACGCATAATCTTTACCTTGTCCACCAGGAGTGGTACGTGGATCACCGTGCATTACCCCGATCTTCATACGGTACTGGTTAATAATAAGGCCAAGAATAGGTCGTTCATTTTCAGTTAGGCTTCGTTTCATTGCTGCACCCACTACACGAAAAAACTTATTAGTAAGAAGGGCGCCACGACCAACGGTCATTTCATCCATATCTTTTGCCATTTCAGGGGCTGGAGATAACGCTGGTAATGAATCAAGAACAATTGCATCTACTGATTGTGACTCAGCAAATTGAATAACTGCTTGGTATGCCTCTTCCATAACTGTTGTTTCAATAACAATTACTCGGTTTGAATCAACCCCGCACATTGCTGCGTACTCTGGTACCCATTGTTCGGCGGCAACCCACACAGTTGTAAACTCTGGGTCTTTTGCTTGGTTAGCAGCAATAGTTTTTAATGCCACCGCTGTTTTGCCGTGAGATGGTTCTCCAATTAATTCGTTCCACTGGTTTCCAGGAAATCCTCCTCCAAGGACGTAATCCAACGTAGTAGAACCAGAGGTAAAACGAGGCATAATATCGGAACGAATGTCACTAGCGACCACAACAACACCCGCACCAAACTTTTTGTTGAGTTGAGCAACGATCTTTTTGGCTTCATCATTCACTAGTTAATCCTTCCAATGATTCCTTGTGGGTTCCAGTTACTTGCAACATCATTACCAGCAGCAGATTTAGTTCCGCCTTCTACTTTTGCACCAGTCAATGCTCCATATCGGCTTCCTGATTGGTTAATGGGGTAGCCGCAGTCATAACAACGAGGAGCCGCGTTTTGTATTGCCATGTAGTTAGTTCCACCACACTCAGGGCATGAAGCGGTTTGACTTGCACTGCCAATTCGTAATGAAGGTGTTTGTGGTTGCGGTGCTTGGTACGGTGTCATCGGTTGCTGTGAGGGAGGCATTGGAACATCTGTTGGCCTTGCCTGTGGCTGCACTGGTTGTGTGCCTAGTTGTTTAGCCCACCAATCTGCATTACTCATTTTGCTTCTCCCCATTTGTTAACTATTTTTACCTCGGCAATAAGAGGAACTGTAATCTCTGGAAGTTTGATGCCTTCCATAGACTCACGAATTGCTTCCGCAACCTCTTCTGCAAGATCTTCACGAGCAACTGTAACGAGTTCGTCGTGCACAGTCAAAATAACATTAGCCCCTGGCTCATCAACAAAACAGGAATGGGCTCTTACCATTGCTAATTTCATTAAATCTGCTGCAGATCCTTGAATTACCGTGTTAAACGCCTGTCGATCTGCTCTAGCCTTTAACCCACGCTCACGGCTCTTAAGTTCAGGGATGTAACGGCGTCGACCAAAGATAGTCTCAACATAAGGTATTGGAGCCTTTGCAGAGGCTTGGCGTATCACCTTTGCCTTGTACTTAGCAATGTCGTTAAACTGAGCCTCAAAACGGTTTAGAAGGTCTTTAGCAGCCGTTACAGAACACCCAATGCTTTGAGCAATCTTTTCAGGACCAACTCCGTACGCAATAGACAGCACAAGTACTTTACCTGCTTTACGGTCTACTCCCATAGTGTCACCAATAGTTGTGTAGATATCTCCACCGCTACGGTAATTCTCAACCATAATTGGGTCGTTTGAAAAAGAAGCAATAATTCTAGGTTCAATCTGTGAGTAGTCTGCCATGATCAACTTATGCCCTGGTGGTGCAACAAATAGATTACGAATTAACTTTCCATACTGTCCACTACTAGGGATGTTTTGAAGGTTTGGATCACTACTGGAGAAACGACCTGTCTCTGCTCCGTGCGCTTTAAAATTTGTATGCACTTTGCCACTAATCATAAGGCTTTTTTTATCAACAATTTTTTCTTTACCCATTGTTGTCCGAGTGATCTCACCGCCAAGATAAGGCATAACGTAAGTAGTCATCAACTTGTTTAAGTCTTGATACTCCAAGATTGCATCTACTAGTTCATCTTTAGATCGGTAAAACTCTAAAGCATCTGACGATACAGAAAAGTGCTTTATACCCAATGCTTCAGGATTATTTGCAGCAACTTCTTGCCCTTTTACCGTTAGAGCAACGCGAATACGAAGATTAGGTTTGATTCCACGACCTTCAGGTGCGGGAGAAAACAACAACTCTTGTTTTTCTTTAACTGAATTCATTAAAAATGGTTTGCCAGTTAACTTCCAAGCCTTTGCTTTTGCCGCATCAATATCAATATCAAGTCGTGCTTTAAGTGCCTTTAACTCTTCAACATCGATCGTTGCCCCAGTCAACTCCATATCGCAAAGAGCAGCCACCACATCCATCTCTAAAGCCCATACACGCTTTAAAGATCCCTCAAGGCGAGGCTCTAAAGCCTTGTATAACTTCCAAGTGACCTCGGCGTCAAAACCAGAATAATGAGCAACGTCACTAAAAGAGTGAACCTCGACCATAGCACCAATACCTTTTTCAACTTTAATTCCTAAAACTTTTTCAGCACAGGCTGCAAGACCTAAAGCATTACGGTTTCTATTGTCAATAACAAACATTGCCATCAACGTGTCAAAAAATGGTTTAGTAGGGACTACACCACGGTAATACTTTGCAATCGACTTTAAATCAAACTTTACATTGTGACCAATTTTTAACTTGTTACTAAAAAATAATGGTTTTACTGCTTTAAACACGTCTCCAGGAAGAAGTTGCACAGGTGGCTCACCAAACACTGGTGTCCACTTGGCTTGATTCTTTGAGTAATCTGCGTCCGTTAATGTTTTGCCTGCATCAGATTTACGTTGACCACTTAAAAGAAGTTCTTTATCCCAATGCAAAAAATCACCGTTGGGATGTCCCATAGGTATAACATCTGTGCGGCCCTCTGTTGCAAACGAGATCCACATAACGTCGTTGACAACTGGTTGGATTCGATTCTCACCAACTGTTTCAACGTCAAAAGCAAACGCATCAACCTTGGAGTAAAACTCAACAAGGTCTTCTAACTGTTCTTTAGTCGTAATAATATTCATTTAAATCCCCTCAAAAAGTGTAATGTGAGAGAGCCTGTCCCTAGTAGTGAACAGACTCTCCCACGGTGGAAGTGTGCTTACGCTACAGAGCGAGCAACCTCAAGCATTTCGGAGCGAGGGGTCTCTCGAATAACTTCTGCTGTGAACGGTACAGCGGCTACTACTAACTCTTGAACAGCGTCGCTACTCAACTTCCATTCCTCAGCCAGGTCACGCCCACGAACAAAGTTGAGGGTGTACTGTGTTGTTGGTCCTGAACCTAGGCGAGAAACTTCCCAGAACTCCTTTGAAAGAGGTCCTTTACGCTCATCGTCATGCGCCTTCTTAATCTGGCGTGCAAGTGATGGTGGTGCTGTAAGGATTTGAACTCCTTGTACATCCCCTGAAAGTACAAGTACGTTGAATGAGAACTTGCCACGTGGCTTGTCTCCAATGATGTCGCACATTGGGCATGTATCCCCAATGCAAACAAAGGACTTCTTACCCTTTGGGCGTTCAATCCAGTGTTGTTCGTATGAAGCAAATGGCTGATCTTCAAGAAACTTTACAAGTTGTGGTTCATCGCTGAACTTGAAGTCAGTTGGGAACTCAGAAGAGTTCTCTTGTACGAGTGAGTCGAAAGCATCCCAGCCTTGCTGGACTGTTGTTCCGACCTTGGGCATTGCATCTTCGGTATCTTCAGACAGATACGCATCTGCCTCTACCGTTGGTTTTGTGATGGGCATTTGTTTCCTTTGGTAATGAGACCTATTGGCTCTCGGTGGATGTGATGACTTTCCAGTTTTTTACTAAAGTTTCTGTAAGGTCATCGTGTTGGCTCCACTCTACACGAGCGGCGCCTAGTAAGCCTCTACGATTAAACTCTTCAATCGTAGATTCAATGAGCGCTCTGGTGTACACACGATTGCCACCAGTCTTTTGACCCTTTAAGGTTTTAGACCGAAGACGATACGGTGCACGTGGGATATACCCTTTGCGCTCCCATAAACGGATCGTAACAATTGTCTTTTCTAAAGCCAACGCAAGTGCGCCGATAGTAAAGACTTCTGTTTCTTCTCCATTTAACGTTTTAATAATTGGGTTTGCATCCCAACCATTACTCTCACCGCTTTTACGGCGAGAAACTTTTAGATCTAAATCACGACGTTTGCGTTTTGACCCAGGAACATACTCAAGGTCAGCGAATGCTGCCTCGATCTCATCCTGCCCACGCAACCCCGCCATTGATTATCTCTTCTTCATTACTAATGCCCACACTACGCTCTGTGGGTACATCTCTTCAATTTCTTCCTCAGTAAGTTCGTCGCTATACAAAGCGGCCATAAGCGCATCTTCATCAACAATTTCCTTAGTTACAATGAGAGTGTCACGCAAACCCTTTTTTTCAATAAGTGCAAAGGCACGTGTTTCATCAATCTTACGACTTACTCTGCGTTGTTTTACAACAGCAACAATGCCGTCAATGTCTTCTGATAATTCAATTACAATATTTCCAGATGAATCAGGTTCTCCGTCAACATCAAGTTTTTCAAACAACTTTTCTTTGGCTTCTTTTTGTTGCTTTTCCCAATATTCAAGTTGTCGCTTAATAAAAGCATAGTTTTTTGCTTGTGCTGAAAAATCATCTGCATCAGCACTTCGTGGTTCTGTTGGTTTTACTCTTGCCATATTTCCCCCTTACGGTCTTTCCTTCTGTAAGAACCCTATCAGGCTTCCAACAGTCAGGTCAACTCCTCCTTTGGAGTTAATTCCTTGCCCATCCATCACTGCGTCCGCTACAGCGTTCTTCTGCTGGAGCATATCATGTTGACGTTCTTCTATTGAATTCCCAACAATGATGTCTTGAATAGTAATACTAGGCCAACGGCTTGAGGCTCGTTTGATGCGCCCATTGCGTTGTACCGCTAATCCCGCTGACCAGGGCAGATCGTAATTTACTAACAAGTTTGCGTTGGGCAAATCAACCCCGTATCCACCCGCGTCTGAAGATATAAACACACGGCAATCTGGATCAGTCAAGAACTTCTCTTTGCTGGCTTCTTTTTCTTTGGCGTTCATACTGCCTGTGTAAAGGGTCCCACCTAACTCTGCGTGTATTAATTCCAACATACCTACCCACGATGTAAACACAACAACTTTTGCGTCTGGGTCTGTGTCTAGGTGATCAGTTACATATGTTTTTAATTCTTGCAGTTTCTGAGATTTAACTACCCCTTCTAACAATCCTCGTGCTTTTAAACTTGACGCATAAGCGCTTCCATTTCCTTGCTGTTCCTCAAATAATTTAGCGCTACTTTCCAGTAGTTGTGGGTGATCACAGAGCATACGTAAGGCAGTGATTTTAGACATAATTGATCCACGCATCATATCTGCAGGACTTCCTATTTTATTTTCGTGGCCGTAGTGAGCAAACAATGAAAACGATGCACCAAGAAGTTGTTGCGCCTCAATTAATTCATTACTTAATTCATCAGCAATAAAGTTATAGAGAGAAGCGGTTTTTTTATCTAAAGCAATAGTTATTGGATCTCGGTATAGGGTGTCTGGAAGATACGGCGCTACGTCTGGATCAGTTTGAATCTTTCTTACCGATGCTTGTTTCATTTTTTCGTGGAATACATTTAAATTGCGATAACGCTGAACTCCACCAAAATGATTGCGTACAATAAACGTTTGATCGAATAGATCAAAACGACCCAGAAGAGTGTCATCAACAAATTGCATAATGCTATAGACCTCTTCTGGCCTGCCATTTTCAATCGGAGTGCCAGTTAACGCAAACCTAATAGGTACTTTCGATGCCAGTTTTTTTACAGCCTTTGAACGCTTAGACCTAAATCCTTTAATTGCTGTTGCTTCGTCACAAATAACTGCGCCCCATTCGTAGTCTTTAATAAGGTCCCAATCAGCAACAATTGTTTCGTAATTACAAATTAAATAGTTGGTTGATTCTGCCCAACTTTTAACCCTAGAAGTTTTAGACCCATCAATTACCGTGGTTGTTGCGTTAGAAAATTTATTTATTTCTTTTTGCCACTGGTACTTAAGACTAGATAATGCAATTACTAGTACTGGTTTGGTAATAGCGCCGTTATTTTTTAATTTTTCTACAGCAGCAATAGTCATACAAGTTTTACCAAGACCCATCTCATAAGCAACCAACATCTTTTTACGTAACACCATACGGTCAACTGCTTCAACCTGGTATGGTTTTAAAGTCCCATTAAATGTCATTGTCAATAGGGGTTGGTGCAGTCGCCAGGGCCCCACAAAGATGACACTCCATATCTAACATATAAAGTGAAATTTCTCCGTCCTCAAACATTGCTTTTATATTCCAAAGTGTAGAACCACAAATACACACGTGTAAGGGGCGGTCTCTGTCTCTTAGGTCCATCATAGATAAGCAGCCTTCCCTAAAATAGAAGTCTTTGCAGTCTTAATTCCATGCTCAATCTCTGCTTCGGTCATATCGCCCACGTCTTTGACGTCAATACCCTTGTAATTAAAATAATAAAGATCCATACCGTACTTCCGAGCAAATACACGTAGTTGTTCATTGGCGGTGTAACCAGCCTTGTCATTGTCAAAAGCAGCAATAACCTTTGAAGCACGTCGTAGGATCTTTGCTTGCTCTTCGCTCATAATTGCACCAAAGGTAGATACTGAGTTGTGCCCAAGACCCGTTAACCGAACTGAGTCTAAAGGTGACTCGACAACAATGAGGTCGTGTTCTGAACTCATCACCTGAACACCGAAGACAGTTTTAGATTTTTTTACTCCTGCTGGTTGGTTCTTAAAGAACCGTCCTCTTGCTCCCTTTTCTTGCCACCCTAGCAACGCCCCACTGTCTGCGTCTCTAATTGGCAAAATCCATGCTTCGTTTTTTGTATCCCAAAGAACGCCGTGCACAGTAACTGCTCCTCGTTTTAAAAATCTTTTCTTAAGTTCAATATCTGGTGGATCGGTGTAAACGGCCAATCGAGCCTCTGACATCGCGATCGTCTCTTCTGGTTGCACATACTGTGGGAGATCTTTAATTCGGCGCATAAGGGAATCTAGAGGGACTTCTGCACCCTCCCCTATGTAATCCTGTGCATCAAAATAAGATATCCCCTTAACGTCAGCAACAAGGGTGTAGATGTTTCCCTTGTAACCACAAGAAAAACAAATGTGTGCTCCGCTTTCAGAGTTTATCCACCACGAAGGGAAGTGGTCTTCTTTTCCTGTGCGCTTTTTGTGCATAGGGCAAAGTCCGTTGACCTCTGCTCCACGTTGGGCGTAAAGAGATAGATCTAAATTAAAAAGGATCTTCTCAACATCGATCACCGCCGACTCCAGTCGGAGCAGTACTTGCACTTAAACACTTCGTCTTCGTCGTGGAAACACCCAGTCTCCCAACGCCATGTCAAAGCGGTTTCCGTAGGACCACAGTTACGGCTTGCAACTACCTTTAAGTTACGTAGTTCTTCATCCTCTTCAATTGGTTCAAGTCCCAATATGACGTCCGAGTCTTGGAAGAAAGAAGATGAGTAACCAATAGAATCTGCAGTAACTTTTCCAGCACGCATTTTCCAAAGCAAAGTTTGTGTAGTAATAACAACTGGTTTATGAATCTTTTGAGCCAACCGTTTAAGGGCACGAGTAATGTTGGTAATTGCTTGTGGAGTATTCATTTCCCCTGTAATTTCATCAAGCATCAAATAAACACCATCAACAAACACAATGTCTGGTTTGGTTTGCTCAATCTTGGCAGCCAATGCAGAGACAGTAATTCCATTAACAGCATCCACAAGGTGAAAAGAATGCTCTTTTTCCATCTCATTTAGAACATCAATGTAACGCGCTTCTTCTGCAGGAAGTAACTTTCCACGACGTAAACGTCCGTGAGAAATGTTTGATCTCATCGCATCGTGTCGTTGTTGCTGCTCATGGTTGTTCATCTCAAAAGATTGAAACATAGGGATCTTTCCCTGACGGTGAATATTAATAGCCATCTTTAATGCAATCTGAGATTTACCTGTCTTAGGAGGAGCAATAATCGTAACTAATTGGCCTCCCTGCAAACCAGCAGTGGCCTCATCAATCTTTGCAAAACCAGTAGGTATACCTAAAAATTCTGAGTTCTGCAATGATTGATAATCTTTGTAACGTTCTTCAGTGTTCTTAGTTAAATCAATTTCGTGAGTGCCAAGTACGCCTTGCTCGTTAACTCTAGTAATAGTTGCTTCCATAGCAAGAAGCGCTGACTCATGGTTGTTTTCCTGCAGTTGCTCTACAGCAGTTTCAAGACCCTGCCGTGTAAGCATTCGACGACGAAACTCAACCATCGTGTCAAGTAAATACTCAATGTTGTCTTGTACATCTAACACTTTGTAATTTGGGTAGTGATCTTTAACAGTTACGGCAGTTGGGACCTCGCTATATTCAGCGTAATGCTTTCGTACAAAAGCCCAAACCCTTTTGTTATCGTCGTCAAGAAACCAAGAATCGGTAATGCCACGTTGTAGGGCAGGAGTGATTTCGCGGTCACGGATAACTTTACTGACTAACCGCGCTTCGTTATCTGCCGCCATGTGCCCTCCCTCAAGGGATTAGATGTTGTCTATTTGTACACCAGCAGAGCCGTATCGTGCAACTCTGTTAGGGATATCTAGTACTGCTTTTAAATTAGGACGGTACGGTAACCCAACAATTAACTCATCAACATCTTCGTAAAGTTGCCAATAATTAAATGGATTAACTACCCGTCGTTCAAGCGTGTCAAACGCCTTGTCTAACAATTCCTCAGTCCAACCTTCGGATTCAAAACCAGCAAGTTCAAGTGATATCTCGTATTTGTTAGACATAATCCACAACTTGTTTGCGTTTTGCGCATCTATCTTTCCTATTTTAAAGGAAATTTTTTTAGATAAAAATGTTTTAGTCTCTACTTCTGCAAGTCCAATAACAAGATCTGTCACACACACAATTTGCGGTGAGGAGACGTTTGAAATGTCCCCGTTTTTCATAGCACTTCAACTTTAGCGTACCTTACCACGAAGTCTCTAAACTTCTTAGGATCCTCGTTTGCTTCAACAGCGACGCTCTCAGGTACCTCATTAGGGACTGATATGGAGTAATGCCCTTGGTTTAACTTCATCTTTGTATTGACAAAAATAGTGTGTTTACAAGAAAACAACTTCTTCCAAACAGGGCAACTGCATCGAGTACTTTTTGTGTCAGTATCAACTTCAACTTCAAAAATTCCAGCACCTTGAGAAGAAAGAAACAGTTGAACAGTTCTCCATGGACTTTCCATATTCTTCCTTTTCATTGCGCTGCTCGCAGATCCGACCCGACTATAGGAACCCGCACAAAGGCTTCGTTAGCAAAAGATGCCATTGCTTCTTTGTACACTGCTTCCCAATTCTCAAGTCTAACATTTGTAGTAACAATTGTGGGCAAAGCCTTGTCGTATCTTAAACGCAAAATCTCATCAAAAGAAGAGTCGTTGTACTCAGATCCGTACTCTTTACCAAGATCATCGATAACAAGGACACGTACGTTAAGCCAGTCAAACTTAGAACGACCATGAAAACCGTCTAGTTCGTACATAGCCTCTCGCTTGTCTTCGGGAACAGCATCAAAAGTAGCCTTCTTACGAGACAAGAATTCGGGATATGTCATGTAGTAAATTGGCTTAAAATTTAAACCGTAATCTTTAGGATTAGTTCCCAAGACCTTGCATGCCTCTGCGTCGTAATCAGGTAACTGACGTAGAAACTCCATAGCAGCAACAACGGCGTGCGTTGTTTTTCCGATGCCTGGCCCCCCGTCAAAGAGAAGCCCAACACCGTTAATGCCAATGTTACCAATTTGCTTTATAACGTGACCTTTAGAAGCATCATCAATCCAAGTCGATACTTCTTCTGGAAAATAACCTGCACGATCAATTATGTCCTGTGGCTCTAAACCAAAGAACCTACGCGGAATATTCGAAGTACGTGTTAACCAATGCCGTTTTAACGACGACAACCCATTTATGTCGTACATGTTTCCCCCAATTGTGTTCTATGCTTTGTAAAAAAGTTCCCCTGTAAAAGAAACTGGCTTACCCTTAACGTCAAGAGTTTCTCCAGCAACCATCTTTACTGACTTACGTGGGGTGTGTGCCAATACCTGTGCTTTAATCCAACGCTTGGCAGCACTGGCGTTCTTCCATGCTGAAATGCTCTCACGAACTACAGTGACACTATCGTCACCGATAATTGAGAACTTTGTTAACCACGCTGATGCTTTTTCTGAAGGGTCTACTGAAATTGATGCTTCAACTTTAAATGTGTACTTCTTAGCCATTGTTCTTCTCTTTCTCCTGTAGGTGTTTTATAGTATTACGTAGTTCCATGTTATCGCGCATAAATATCAAGATCAGAGTACCTGAACCAGCAAGTGCGATCATAATTGCAAGGAGTATTCCTGTATCTAAAATCATTGAGTTGCTCCTATTCGTTTTTCATAACGCTCTAATTGTGCACGACCAGAGAGCGAATTCTGGAACACACGACCGTCGCTGGCTGTGAGAGTGCCTGTCTTGACCGAAGTGTCTACTGGTGCGTTTACCTTTGTCAAACCAAGATTTTCACGAGCCTGATTCATCTTCTTGCCAAATGAGGCTAAATACTTTTTGTAAAGGAAAGGAGCCTCATCACCGATCTGCTCAAAATTTCTTTCATCCGCCAAAAACAAGCGAAGCAACTCAAGTTCGATTAAGGCTGTGGTTTGGTATTGCTTGCGGAACTTGCTGAGTGCCCCCGACAACTGTCGCACGTTAACGGTTCCTGGCAGGAGCGGGTAGCGTTTACCAACTCGATATGAGAATTCAGCAGCGACGTCCATTGGAGTCCACTCGTGCTCTGGTCGCTTTCCACGGGTCTTGGGGTCGTTTTTACGAACCCTAGTCTGCGGAGCATCCCTTTCCTCAACAAGTCCGAAACCTGCAAGATTGTCACTGTCATCCTCGTATCTTCTCATAGGAACCTTTATCTCTTTCATTGAAACGGTTACGTTTCTAATATCTTTTAATTGATTACTATCTTGGCTATTAGGTACTAATGGCTTATTGGCTATATGGCTACGTAACTTATAGTCACGTGAGGTGTGGACATTTGAGGCCCCAATCTCTTGGGCTTCTGCAGGCCCACTTGGGCTTGTAATGTCCAGCACATCTTTGCCATGGTATCCATTGGCTCTTTTGGTCTTAGATCTCTTAATAAACCCAGCCTCTTCCAAGGCTAGGAGGCCTCTACGGACCGTCTTCTCGGTCACGTTGCCAGTCTGAGTACCCAACAAGGTATTTGTGGTCTCTAAACGGCCTTCAGAGCCCGCTAAATGGCATATGGTGGCCAAGAGTCGGAACTGAAAATCGGTTAAATTGGAAGAATACGCCTCTGGAGGCATCATGGGCTGTCGTCAAAAGGTGAGATGTCTTTTGAGTCCCTGTCCTCCTCTAAGCGTTCACGTATAGTCTCAGTCAAGATGTCCATAACCGCAGAGGTTACATAGGCAGTGATGCTCTCAGCAAATAGCGCCAGACTGTTGACCATTACCACGTGAAGGTCTTCTGTCCTAAAATCATCGTCTTCATAGTCAATCTCAATCAGATCAAGTCCGTCACTAATGTCCCACGTGTCTAACCCGTAGTCTTCAAGTGAGTGCAGGACTGTGTGAATTTCGTCGCTGTCATCCCAAACAACTCCTAATACGTCCCCAACATTTACTTTCCTTATTACTTCCTTTATTGGGTTTGTGCAAAAAGTTACGTCGTCGTGGTCGCTGGCATACTCGTCATATCCAGCCTCTTCTGAGAAAAAGAGTTGATAATTTCCAGTGCCCAAAACTGCGTGCATCGCTGACTTTGCAAACATCCCATACTCAAGGATTGGTATTAAAAATTCTGATCCTGGGTACTTAACTTGTAACTCTTTTATGGCTTTTGTTACATCAACTTCCGCGTTAAAACTTACAAGAATAATCTTCTTCATTACAAGCCCCCTAAACGAGGGACTCTTGTAACGGTAGGCTTATTCAAGTACTTACTGATAAGTATTGAAACTAATGTGGCAGCAGGTACAACGACTAATAATTTAATGTCGTCTACACCCAACAAATATAGGGCACCAGTATTTAACGGTAATGTGAGGAATTTGTTTAAAACAGAGATTCCAAAAAAATCTATTGTGATTAAGTTTATAAACTCAACCAAATATCCAACAGCGGCTCCTGCAATGATTATCGATATAAGTAGGTCAGTCATGACCCAGATACTACACCTGGTTGCTTGTGTACTCAACTTCTTCTAGGCTTCTAATTCTCCACACAGAGTTCATTGGAAGCCAAGAAATTAGGGTGTCTGCCAATCGTGCAATTTTGGTTGGCTTGTTGTAGTACATGTGGGTAAACGATGCGCTTGGTGTTCCTTCCCAAAAAGCCCCGATGTCTACAGGAAGATCTCCGTCAAAATACTCTGTGCCTTTTAACCCAATAACGCCAAATTCTTCAAGGTCTGTAGCAGGGTTTACTGAGGGGCCATACACAGCAACCCCTCCTTTTTCAAATTGAACACAGTCAATAAACACACTAGTAGAAGTTCCTTGAATAGAAAATGATGGGGTTACTGTTATGTCTGTCAAGTCGTTAGGAAGTACTTTGCTGACGTAACAACGTTGCCACTCACCCTCAGTTGAGGGAAACGTCGAGTAAGTGACTGATGTCCCAGACGTTATTGTGACTGTAACGTCAACGTCAGAGTTTACGTACGCAGACAAGGTGTAATACTTTCCTGGAACTAACCCATCTTCAATTGTCAAAGGGTTTGCTTCTAAAACCCAATCTGTACCTGAGATTTTTGCAGAGTATGCGCCAGTATGGGCATCGTCTGGGATATTTGGATCTCTTGTCAATGTTCCATCAGTTAAAGTCCAGTTAGTTGCATCCTCTTCAAATGAAGGATTTAAAACAAAATTAGTTTTATTAGGGGTAAGAAATACGTCGACTGCTCGTGCCTCATCAAACGCAGCAACTGTTCCTGGTTGAAAACATATTTGGTCAATGTAGTAGGTGCCTGATGCAGAGTAACTAATCTCTAGGGAAGCATAAGCCGACAATAACGGAGAAGTAACAGCAAAGTCACTTCTACTCCAAACAGATCCCGCAGTTGCTGGAGTTGAAGTACTGGTTGAAATTAATACGCCTTTTATATTAAACCATTTAATCACAATTCCAATAGTGCCATCACTTCCAGGAGATTTTTTCTGTAAGGAGACAACGTAATCTGTGTCTTCTTTTACTGGAACTCCTCTGCGAATCGGGTTTGTAGTTCCATTTACCATTTTGCCAGCACCAGAACTACCTACAATTTTACAAGCATGCGTAGTATCTACAGCGTTCACATGTGGTTCAGGAACCTGCTCTATTGAAGAAGATAAAGTTGCGGTTGAAGATACCCAGTTTCCTACTCCTCTGTAAAAAGTAGAGTCTTGAAAAGTAAGCATAAGATTTGTGGACACAGTGATAACTGGTGCATAACTTGTTAGTGACTCTACGTACGTGGACAATCCAATTGGGATTCCTTTATTTTTGTACAAAAACAATGCTTCTCTAACAAGTACTTTTTGATTTTTAATTGGTATTCCTGATTCTGAAGGTAAACCTAACGCACGTGTTTGATTTCGTAGCAGTGAAAAAGGAATTTCATCTTGTGACCGTTGCGGCAACATTGCGTCTGCATAGGTTAACAATTGTTCGTGCGTAAAAGAAAACCCATCTAAAAATAATGCTAAATCAGAGTCTGTGTTTACAGTTCCAAGTGGGCTTTGCTCGTCGCTTGTATAAACTCTAGGAAGTATATCTAACAACTTTTTTTGAGTCTCATGGTTACTTGGAATTAGATCATTAACTTCACCTGCTTTTACCCAAATATTTTGATCAGTAAACAACCACATAGTGTAGTAAACCTGTTTACCTGACATTAAAGGAATTGAATCAGGGTTTTCAAACCCATCATCAAACTCTTGTTTAAAAACTGTTCCTTCTGTTGCATACTTTTCCCATACAATAACCCCGTCTTCAGAATTTTCAGAAAAACCATTTTGATTTCTGGTTAATCTAATCCTAGTAAATTCTCCAGCAGGATCTTGCCAAGTTACCGCAACTTCTGTAAACGAGACAACAGTTGAACGCATTGGTTCAACAGAGTAAGAAAGTTTTGGTGCATCACCGTACGTGTTTGTACTATAGATAAAATTGCCGTATTTAGCCATTTGTTACTACTCCTTATGATGCAGCAAGATCGCCTGTAAGTGCCCATTCATTAGCAGCGATTTTAATGAGTGAAACTTCAGCGTATTGTCCTGAGATCTTTACGTAACTTGATCTAGACCTCAAGGTTACTCCAACAGCAGCAGTAACTGATACTGCGCCTGATCCTTTTTGAAAAAGAACAAAGGTTTGACCAATTGTAAAGTTGTAAGTAGTTTCTGCAGGTACTGTTACCGTTACAGCAGATCCGCTTGTAAAAACAACTTCTTTTCCAGCGTCTGCTTCTGCCAAGGTGTACGACGTTCCTGAGACTGTTTGAATACCTCGTTGACTAGATCCTGCAACAGAAACTGCTAAATCAACCCATTCTGATCCTGTATAAACTTGCGCTGATTTATAAGCCATTACATTCCTCCTAAAAGAAAGGGACTAAGAAGGTCAGTTACTGAGTCAACAGGTACTGAGATAGAAACATTTGCAGAGCCATCAAAAGATGTTCCGTTAATAGTTCTTGCAGTGGCTAATTTTGTAGCAGTGGCAGCATTGCCTGGAATATCAGAAGACCAAGTTGTTGCATAGTTGGTTCCAGAACTTTTTGCTAAAACTTGACCAGTTGTACCGCCTGCAGGGACAGTAGCAGCCTCAGCAATAACTCCAGGGGTAGAGGTAGAGTTAACCCAAATTGTTCCAGCGGGAACAGAAGATGGCTGAGTAGACGCGTAGACTACGGGTACTACTTGCTTACCACTTGTGTACAAGTTTCCAGCAGCGTCCACTTTAGAAACCACTGTTCCAGCAGATGTTTGAAACTCAACGAGTGAGGCTGTTTGGCTACTAACTGCCTTAACTATTAGGCTAGTAGAGGTAGTGGCGGTACTTTGGATCGTGCTTCCGCCATCAGCCTGGACGTAGTTAGCATAAACTTCGCCTAAACCAAATTCAATGTTTTCTAAACGGTCTTTTAACGAGTTCCAAACGGTCACTGTTTGATCAAACTCACCGTTCCAGTCACTGCTTGTACTGATATAGGTTCCCAAGTTTACTTCAAGTGCAAGAACTTCAGTTTGAAGAGTGTTGATGTGCTCTGCCACAACTGTGTCAGTAAAGTCAATTTTATCAATTAACAAATTTGCTGGTGGGGTGCCTGGATAACCCATGTGTGACTTCCTTTCAAACCGTAATGCTCTATTTTCGTTGGTTTACGCTTTAATTACTTGCTAAACCCCGTGGGTATGTCCAATTGCTGCTTTTCCAGGCATTTGTGACTCTAAAGATGTGATGCGCTCTTCGTGATTTTTAAGTTTGTTTGCCATTAATAGGAGAGTGTCAGTCAGGTCAACTTCCATAGTTCCATCAGGCATTGCATTTATTTTTAAATACGGAGTTAGAGCAGTAATAACTATTGAGTTTTGTAATGGTTTTACATAAATCTGTTTGTTATCCCCTTGATTTTTTCCAAAAACCCCAAGCCACATAGGGTAGTCAGGATCCCCACCAATATAGATAACCCAAACACCTTGACCAATTACGGGGGGCTCTGTGTGGATACTGGAAGGTTCGGAAGGCCAAACCCACCCTGTAACTTCGTTTCCAGTAGTTTGTACTTGAAGCCTTAACCTACGAAGGTTTTCAGGGTCTTTATTGTCCCTAACAGTGGCTCTGTATATTCCAGTAAACTTTTTAGAGTCATCCACTACACAGCGCCAATGTTTACGTTTGCTTCTTGAAAACGAAATATTTCTCCTGGCAAACCTTCTAAGGTCAATACCCCTGATCCTCCTTCGCGGTGAAGGTCTACCACACGAACATTTTTTACGCCCCTAGCAGTTTGCAAAGTTGCTTCAATGTGTTGTGGGGGTATGGTCTGTTCAAAAAACATTCCTGAATAACCATAAACGTCTAAAAGTTTTCTTTTAATATTGGCAGTAACTTCAGTAGCAGTATATTGTCTTTGTTTTTCAAATAAAATACTGATTATCGCATCAACGTATGTTGGGGGTGCAACAGTTACAGTTGTACCTATTAGTAATTTACTTGTTTCAGGTGACCCATTTAAAAAGTCTTCTAAGTCTTCTTTTAAATTAAGCCATCCAATTGTAGGTTCTCCTTCTGAATCTAACCCAGGAGCCAAGTCTTGGTCATCCGCATCTACGTTTGGTGCGATGTACAAGGTAACGGAAGTCCAAACGTCTGCAGTTGCGTTTGCTTTAGATACTCCGTTTCCACTTGTTGGAACTCCTAATGCTAAATCTGCATAATCTTGTAAAGTAACCGCTCTATTATTTGCCCGTAGATTTAATGGCGCATTAAAACGGATCTGCTCTGTTGATTCAGGGCTAGACCCTCCAACACCTACAGCAGAGTTTGTTACTGTAATGCTTGATTGAATTGCTGTTGTTTCGGCATCACTTAATCCTGGTATGTAAACAATTTCGTTTAAAACGTTTACTTTTACGTTTCCAATATTTCCGCCACCAATAGTGTACTTTGCACGTATTTCTGAATACAGGGTAGGAATTGAACCCGATACTCCGTCTCCAAAATTTACGTAAACAATGTCGTCTTCGTCAGTAAAAGATGAAAACACTAAATCATTTGGGCCGTAATCAAAGAGGTGCTGTACACCTTCCCATTTAACAAACTCAGTTCCTTCTTGCACATAGATTTCGATACTTCCATTGATAACAGGTACTTCCCCAAGTTCAAACAACATATTAGGTATTCCTGCTGACGTACCAATTAATTCTCCGTCGCTAGTTGCGTTGTCTGCAACATGCACTACTGACCGACCATGTAAACCTAAGACAGTGGCAGTACCTGGAATACCATCTTCTTGAGCGTAAATGTACGCATCACCTGATGTTGTAAACATTACTGTTTGAACGGTATCACCAATCTTTATTTCTCCAGAGACAATAGTGCCGTCTGGTATTGTTACATTTGTTGTAGAACTGTTTGAAAAAGTTAAAGTAGTTGTACTTTGACTGTAACCTGCTGGGGAATAACCAAAAGTTTGAGCAAGATTTAAAACGCTACGTCTTTGAGTAGCGGTTCCAATAAATGCCTCGTTAGCCGTACGATCAATGTAATACGCCATTAGATCGCCAAGATAAGCAAATGCCTCTATTAACGCTACGCCAAAATCAGCGGCGTCGTCCCCAGTCCAATCGGGTATGCGAGCCTTAACACGTGCAATTAGATCTTCTCTAATTGAGTAAAAATCTTTACTTGTGTAGTCTACTGAAATTGGAATTGACGATGCTGCAGATGTCATGATGAGATCTCCTCATAAAATGGGTTAGTTGAATCTATGATTAAAAATCCTATTTCCGTGTTTACTTCTTTTTTGTCTGGAAGCGAATAGGTTATTAGAACCTTTATCTCTCCTGAAACATCGTCAGGTGTTACTGTAACATCCCCCAGTTCTAACGCCGAAAGCCATTCAGGAAATGCTTGTTCTATAGTGTTTTGTATTTCTACGCTTGCGATATCTTGGTTATTAAATATAGTAAAAGGAATGTTAGTACCAAAGTCTGGCTGCATTACGCGCTCTCGAAGAGCGGTTCCAATAACCGACCTAACCCGATCTCCCCAAAATTTTTGTGGCGTCTCTGCTTTGGCAATATTTCCAAAAGAGTCAAGTGAAAAGGGTAAAGAAATTGCCGATTGTGTGTTCATCTGTTTACCCACCTTCTTGGAGTTACGTTAAACCCAGAGTCTGTTTGAGAAATCATGGCTGCTTGTGCTGTTAGTTTAGTATAACTTGCTCTGGTTGTGGTCCCTGTCCCTTCATCCGATAGGTCCATGGTTGGAATTAACGCCGCCTTGCTTGGTCTCATACTGCTGGCTTTGTTTCCATGCGTACCATCTGTCATGCAAGTAAACTCAACGCTGTAACGACCATCAAAACTAACAAAATGAATTACCTTTTTAATAACCCAAAAACCATCTGAGTTTCCTTTAGTTCCAGAGACATGGACAGTTCTGTAGGGAGCCATACGTGGGTCCCCTTGCCCGTTCCCTTGAGCCTCCATAGAAAATCTAGATAGTTCTGCTTTGGCTTTTGCAATCAATTCGGCAGCATTTTTATTTCCAGAGTTTGTTGTTGGTAAAGTTTCAGAAAAAAGTGGATCTTTTGTTTTGTTGCGTAGTTGTTTACCCGTTTTAGTTGCAGAGGAAGTACTTGAGTATTGTTTTCCAGTTACAGGATCAATACCATTTATAGTTTTATAATTTCTAGAATTTGAGTCTGTATCAAAATGATCTCCAATTTTTGGTACAAAAAGGTCTAATGTTTGTGAATCAGGGTTATTGTACTGTGTAGTGTAGTTATTGTTTATAGAAAGAATTGGAATAGCAGACATATGTTTATTAATCATAATATCTAAAGGATGAAAATGTAACTCTGTACCGTGTACTTGACAAACATAACCTACTTTTGAAGCAAGTTCTTGTAATTTTTCCCAATAAGTATGGCCCGACAAAGATTGTTGACTAAAACGTAATGGGTGATTTGTAACTACTGGTTTTAGTCTAAACTTTTTTGCAATTTCAATTGCAATTTCAGATGCAGTTTTATTTACCCATATTTTAGATCCGCCCTCTTTCAAAGGAAAAGAAGCACCAACAACTGTAATTACAACAAAGTTTTCTAAAGCCTGACTTGAACGCATAGAAACGCTGTGAACGTAGCCAAAAAACTTTCCTTTTGTTTTATCGTTGTTCCATATAATTGAAACTGGAGTTCCAGTTTTTAAGGCTTTAAAATAAAAGTCTCTTCCTTGAGCGTACCTAAGTTCCACAACGTCGTGTTTTCCAACCTCTTGATGAAGTTTAAAGTTGTAAACAGGAACATTAAAACTTGGAAAATCTGGATACGTTACTGAAATAGATGAGGTTATTCTGTTTTGGGTTTGTCTAATCACGAGGAATCCTAATCTTTGTTCCTATTGAAATATTAAATGGGTCAAGAATGTCTGGATTTATATCCATAAGATTCCACCATAAATCCGCACGCCCCATGTATTCTAAAGCCACAAGATCAATGCGGTCTGTTTCTACCCAGGTGTGATAAGTAAAAGGAGTACTGTAAGAAGGCCATTGACGAAAAACAGTTTTTTTGTACTTACCATCACGAGCATCATAAGCAGTAAAGCGAACACTTCCATCTTCAGCGTATCTGCTGTCATAAAAAATAGTCATAACATCCTCTACGTGTCTTTTGGTTTAGGAAAGTCGTTAAATCGTCGAACAGTCATATTTACTGTTGACAGTATCGGTACCATTCGAGAGTTAAAGACAGCGTGGTTTATTGAAAGTTCTTGAATTTGAACTTTGTATCGCATACCTGCACCAAGGTGTAGTTCTACAACGGTTGGACGGATCCAACCTCTATCCGCTGTCATTCCGTTTATATTAGACCTAAAATCACCGTTTGGACCCATAATTGTGCGAAACAGATATTCAAGGTCGTACATAGTTCCACGTTCGTAAATCATTTTTCGGTCTTCTTCACTTACGGGCGTTGGATATGCGCCTAAAACTGTATTCATTGGATTTGGGTTATTTAGTGTGTCTGTTAATTTTTTATCACCTGGACTTGTGTATTTTCCATTTTCATCTATATTGTTAAAATCTTCAATACGATTTAACATAAGACTAAACGAAACGGTACTAGCCATAAGACCGACAGACATTGGAAAAGACTTATCGGCTCCACTTGCCTCAAAAGAAGGAACGGTTTGGCTCACTTGGCCCCAGGCTAAACCTACAGAGGTTGGGTTGTACAAAAATCTAAATCCATATAAGTTATTGTCAAATTTCCTATACGTTTTATCTTTTGCTTTTTTCGCAGCCGCTGCTCTGTCGGATTCTGCAATTTTAGTTGGAGCCATCATCTGGGCAAATTCGTAATTCATTTGAATAGTTCCAATGCCTCCAACCACACCTTTCCAAGCATTGTTTGCATCTGTAAATTTAAAACGATCCATAGTTGTTCCAGATTGTAACTTATCCTGAATACCACTAAAAGAAAAGTATGCTTCTTTTACCATAGGGGCGTTGTACTTATATTTGCCTACTGTCATCTGTACTGGTGGGGCCACTTCTTCTGTGCCGTCTTCCGTACCTTTAGGAGGTACATAAGGTGTGGTGTCATTTTTGTCGTCAGGTTTTGTAACTACTGGCGGACCGCTCCAAGAAGAGCCGTGTCCTGATGGCAATCGAAGTTTTGCCTTTTCTTGACTTCTTTTGATTTCAGCGGCTTTCTTTAATTCTTGTGTCTTTTTAAGGCTTGCAATAGCAGAATCTAAAATTTTTTGTTGGGCATTAACAGCGCGTACTCGCCTGTCAAACTCAACACCCTCTTCATATGACCGTGGAATTGGATGATCGGAGTTGTACGAAGTTACCATAAATTTAAGTGCTGTTAACGTGTTTGTTTCAGCAGTAATTAGACCAGTGAGAGATTCAACTTTTTTCTGATATACAAAAATTTCAGTGTCAAGTTTTTTAATTCTTTCATTAGTCTTTTTTCTTTCAACCTCGCGGTCGTGTTGTGTTTGAGCCTTAGTGTCATTTTTGTCCGCTGTTACTGCGTCATCGTAGGCATCAGCCTGTGTTGCCATTATCTACTTCCCATCGCTGAAATTGTCGAATCGTTGTGCAGGTACTCTTTTACTTTTTTAGCAAAACGAGCCGCTTCTTCATCTGAAGCCTTGTCAATTTTAAGGGTAATATTAATAGTTGTATTGCCTTGTGGCCCTACCGCTGCGGCTGCAATTGAAGCGCCAAACCCAGATGAACCTCCACCGCCAGGTATTTCTAGCGCACCTAAACCTCGATTAAATCTTTTAGTAGCGGCCTCATCAGATTGATCTTTTGGTCGCTCAAAGATTCTCATAAACGCCGCTGTTGCGTCGTACCTGCTTGCCTCTGGGTTTGTTAAAATCCCCATTAAATCTTTGTAACCTTTGTGGTTTAACTCTTTCATTAAGAACATTTTTTGTGCTTCTAAGGTTGATGGATCTAACCCTTGTTCTGCAGAAAACTTTTTTAAGTTATCCCAACGACCTTTGTGCCATTGAGCAATTCCATAGGAAGTGCCTTTGTCACCAAGTGCATTAGTACGCATATTAGACTCGGCCATAAGGTTTGCTACAACGCCAAAAGCACCATTAGGACTTAAACCTTGTGTAACAAGCCAATCCCGCATTTCTTTTGCAACTTCGTGAGGCTTTCCTGTAGGGGATCCAGTTGGAGATGTAGAACTTTGACTATCGTTAGAATCATACCAAGCAAATGCTTGGTTCAAAGAAAGAAGTCCTTGAGTTCCTAGACTTGCCATTGTGGTAGACAATTTTGCTGGAGAGTTTGAACGAGCAGCGCCGCTTAACTCGCTAGGGTTAACAGGGTTGTTCTTTCCTCTACGCACTTCGTAGTGAAGGTGAGGGCCTGTAGTGTTACCAGATTTTCCAGATTTACCAATTATTTGTCCAGCAGAAACGCTTGCGCCAAGTTGTACATCGCGGGAACTTAAGTGTCCGTACAATGTTTGGTAACCATTTGCGTGATCAATAACTACGGCTGTTCCGTAGTCTGCGCCAGGGCTGATACTGGAAACAACACCGTCCATATAACTCTTTACTGGAGTTCCAACTGGTACTGCATAATCAACACCTGTGTGAGTGCCGTTAGTAGAGGACCAAATTCCGCTGTTATTTTTTTCTCCAAAGCCTGCACTTATTGCGCCATTAACAGGTGCGCCTCCGCCAATTGCAGCACCGTAACCAGAGGATGCTCCACCAAGACCGCGAGCACCGTAACCTGAAGAACCTCCACCAGGCACCAGAAGTGATGCAGCCGTCATAAAGTCTGCAGCAGCGGCGGCAAAGATAGGCGCTGCATCCATAATTCCCCTACCAATGTTTGACCCGTAGTAACCGTCTGCATAACCCTTCAATCGCCCTAATGCTGGAGCAGTCAGTTCAAGTGCTTCGTTTAAAATATTAATTTGTACGGCGGCGTCGTGGAACCCCGCAACCATCGACCCAGTTGCTGCTTGCATTAGTTCAGTTTCAGACTCATTCATTATTCCAACTGCGTCAAGTGATGTATTTTTGTTATCTCCTACTGACTCTGCTTTAGCAAGATCTGGATCTCTTCCACCTGCAATATCAATAAACATCTGTGAAAAGATTGCTTGTTGCGCATCAGTAAATCCCATAGTTTTTAAGTTGGCACCTGCGTTACCCATAAGGAGTGCGTTTTGTACATCTTTTTCAGTAGCGCCCTTTTGAAACATTTGGTTAAAAAGTTCTTTAGCAATTTGTCCTGTTGACTTTTGTTCTCCTGAAGCAGCGTCGTAAGTGTCAATGCCATATTGATAGAGGTTAGCCCCGCTTTGTCCAGAGTGAAGTCCAGCAATTGCTTGTGCTGCTGGAGCGTTTTCCATTCCTAAATACCTAAACGCTCCACCAACTTCAGAGGCTGCTTGTTTAAAACTTGCACTTCCTGGAATATAACCAGCACTTGCAAGAAGCGGTGCAACCATTCCATCTGCACCAACGCTTGAAAGTCCTCCATGACCCATTGCCTTTAAAGTAGATCGTTGCAGATCTCCTCTACTAATACCAGGTGCACGAAGGGCTGCTTGGTAGTAACCGATGTCTCTTTGTATAGTGAGCGCAGTATCAGGCATTTGCCCCATTGATTGTACGGCCAGTGCAGCGGCTGTCTTTATTGCACCAAGTCCTCCGCGATACGCAGCCTCAAGGGGAGAAATACCCAACGAAATTCCCGCAAACTCCACGTTTTGACCACCGCCACCTTGTGGGCTGACGGTGCTCAGTGCTTGAGCGTGTGCAACGCGTCGTTCTGATCCTTGGTGCTGTCCAGAAAAATCTGCCATAGAGTTTTCTAAGAAGTTTTGTCCATTGGATCCTTGGGCAACAGGGTACGAGAAACCTGCCATTGATGGCATCTGGGAGTTTCCACTATTACCGAGCCCGTACTGACCACCCATTGATTGGATGGAACCACGGACATCGGTAATAGCAGATGCTGCAACACCTTTTACACGTGCAACAGCCTCATAGAGTTCATTAACTTTTTTAGTTAAGGTGTCAACGCCGTCGGTCAGGCCTTGAAGGTTATTAACCATCTCGTTAGCCATGCTAGTCCCTTCTAGACGTTACCCTGGCTATTTCTATCCAGTTTTTTCTTTCTCTTGGAGATAACTTTTGTATCTCTGATAATGTCCACCCTTTAAACGAATGAGTCAAGGTTGACCACTCTCTTATAAGGAGGTTGTACGAGTTAAAGTTAAAAGCGAAACAAGTTGCCAAAATTAATTGGAACCCGTACCTCGCTCTCACAATCGGGGCAAGTAACCGAAACATCTTCTAACTTTGGCCCTGGAACACGTTTCATAATTTCGGCGCTTACTAAGCGGCGATCTGCAAGGCTCAATTTTTGAACCTGTAGTTTGCTAACTACTGGCATGTCGTTAATCTCTAAAATAGTCTTTTCAAGAAGAACGGTACTAAGTTCTGCTGGTGTTTTGTCCGCATTGTTAATGAGTTCTCTTTGTGCTACTCCTGTAGGAAGTTGAACTTTAATTACTGTGTTCTTTCCTTCTACCATAAAAATAGTTTCATTAATTGGATCTGTTAACACCTTGCTTTTGATGTCGGTGTTTAGATCAACACTTACTTCTTTAACAACAGAACACCCTGTGCAATACGCGGGGATTGTAGTTGTTGAACCAAATGTGGCTTTAATGATCCCAATGACAAGAGCGTCTCTGTCTCCTGCCAACATGCTGTCTAAGAGTTCTTCTGTAGCCTTTTCACGACCAACACTTACAGTGCCGCGATTGAGGACGGTAAGCATTGCTTTTCCAATTGTAGTTGCTTTAGAAATTGCTTCTTCATCAGAGCCGTTTAATTCTCTAACCTCTGCCTCCGTGATGACCTCCCCAGCGTCATTAATGTAGCCGCCAGGGAGGATCACCAAGGTGTCTGAAGGAGAAGTAATTTTTACGTCACCATCTATAGACTTAGGTTGTTCTTGAAGAGCCTGTTGAATCAGGTTGTTTGCCAATGCGGGGTTATTCGCTGAACTAATTGTATTCGTCATTTTATTCCTTTTTTAGGTTGCAGGGATTGCTGTGGCGTCTGTGCCAATGGTTGTTCCAATTGAGATGTCAAATCCTTCATGAATTAGAGTCATCTGCTCAACAAGAAGAGCGTTATCTCCAGCATTTAGATCTGAGTAAGCAATTGCAGTTGGCCATGCGTTGTAAACTTTAAAACGCATTCCAACAGTATCAGTAGAGTTGTTTGTCTTTGTAACATCTTTTCCTGCAGTGTCTTTAACGGTAGTTGCCGTACCGTCTTCTTCACCTGCAGCAGGGGTTGGGTGTGCCAGTACTTGGATGTCAAGATCGCAACGGAAGTTTTGTCCAACAGTACGGAGAGTTCCTCCAGCGTTCATTGTTGAGAAGATGTTACGCATCCACTTCCAGTGACGATCAGCGTTTGCACCAAGCATTACACCACGTTGTAGTGTAATTGGGGTAAACGTTGACTGACCAGGAATCTGGTGTACGGTTGTGTTATATCCACCTTCACGGTAAGGAATAGAGTCTGTAGCAATAGAAAGACCTGATACAGATGTAAACCCAAACTTTACAGACTTGAGGGCTGCAATAGTACTGTTAGTAGAGTCTTGCGGATTAAACGTAACCAAGAATCGGAAGTTACGTAGAGGATCTGTTTCCATAGATCCTCTGTTATTGATAAAAGCCATTTGTAATTTCTCCTTCGGGGTTAGTTAATTGACTTTTGGCTGAGGTCAATGACGATGAACTCTGCAGGGTATTGAAGAGCAACACCGACTTGAATGTGTACTTCACCATTTTGGATCTGTACAGCGGTGTTATTTTCTGCATCACACTTTACAAAGAAAGCCTGGGCAGGGGTAGCACCACGAAGACCGCCTTGATTGCGGTATTGGTTTAGGAACACAGCGACCACAGTAGTGATCTGTGCCCAAAGACGCTCATCGTTGTTTTCAAAGATAGCGAATTCAGTAATGTTCTTTAGCGTCTTTCGGATGTAAATTAAAGAACGACGCATGTTGACATACTTGTTTGCTGTACCGTCTTGCATCAGTGTACGAGCACCCATAACAACTAAACCTGCTCCAGGCACTGCACGGATTGGGTTTACAGGGGATGTGCTTGAGTTCATTGTGTCAAGTTCTGTTGAGGTAAATCCCTTTTCAACTGAAACGACGCCACGGACTGCCATAGAAAGTCCTGCAGGAGCCTTAAACACACCTGTCTTAGCATCAGTATCAAGGTACAAACCTGCTATTGAACCTGAAGGACCAATCTTACGAAGAGCACTTGAAGAACGTCCAATTGGATCTGCAATAAGAAGGTTAGGGTAATAAACAGCGCCGTGGCTTGAATCTGTAAGGCTTCCAGCAAATGAGATTGCTTGAGCAACAGTTCTATTAGGTGCTGTATCAATTACAACAAATCCTTCGTTGCTTTCTGCCCAAGAAGTTGCAGCATCAATAACTCCAGGAACGTTAGAAGCAAGTGAGTGCACTGCTGGTAAAAAGAACACAAGAGGGCGGTTAATTGTAGAGAAGTCTTCAAACACAGAAACATCTGATCCCTTGTAGTCAAGGTAATCTGCTGCAACTGGAGTTGAACCGTCTCCTCCTCCTGTGAGGGGGTAGGTGTTGGCTACAGGAGTGCCTGATCCGCTGTAACTAATTTCAATTGTTGAAGAGACAAGGTTTACTACTGTTTCTGCAAAACTTGTTGATGTCTCGTCATCAAACACGATGTTCTCATAACGTTCTAAAAGAATATCGTCGGTGCGGTCACCTGCTACACCTGATTCTTTGTAGACTGAAAGGGTGTAGTGACTTGCAATAGATCCTGCAGTGATTTTAACACGAAGGTTGTTTCCGTCTACTCCTGCGTTTTTTGCGACAACTGTAGCAACAACTGCACTTGCTGAAGTCAAAATATTTACATCAGCCTTTCCTGCATCTGATGCAAGGAGGCGCTTAACATAAAGTTCGCGTCCACCGTTTGAGAAGAATGCTCCCACTTGAAATGTTGCTGGGTAAGAAGCGTTGTATCCACCAAAGGTGTTTACAAATTGGTACCAAGATGAAACAAAAGTCACAATTTCTGGACCTTCAGCAAAAGGCGCAACAACTGCACCTGCTGCATCAGCATTTGCCCCCGTATTGACTGGGGCGGAAAGTAGGCGTTCACTTAGGTAAACACCTGGGCGGCTATAAGCCATTGTTTTCTCCTAACTAGTTGGGTAAGGGGTTCCGAATTATTCTGGGAGTGTAAACGACTCAACAGCCTCAAACGGATACCTTGTACTGCCTTGAGTAAAGGTTCCGAGTGTGCCTGTAAGGTTAACTTGCGACACTTTATGAAATACTCGAAATACAGATGGCTGTACTTCGCTTGAAACACGTACGGTAATAGCGTTTACAAATAAACGCTTTCCCGACTCTGTAATGTCTCTTTTTGAAACATCCAAAACATCCAGACGACGATAGGTTCCATCATCTGTATCCAAAACGGCAAACCGCAATGGAATCTTTGTTCCTAGTAACTGCGCTAGGATTGAACGATCATGCCGTGGTTGGCGTGAATACACAGTAATTTGATAATCAATATTTACTGGGATTGGGTAATCAACTTCCCAAGTTCCGTCTTGGTTTGCATTTTGCACACCTAGTGGAGGAGCCATGTAGTGGGGTTGCGCTTTTCCACGCATGGCTCGCATAACGTCTTCAGCAATGTCAATCATATCTATTGTGATGTAGGGGTACATCTGAGTAGTAATTTCTTGATCAGGTTGGCCAAACCACACCTTTACAGGACGAGTAGTTATTTGAGTAGAACCAGCCTTTTGGTCAGTAACGGTCATACCTGTCAGAAGGGTTTTTAGCGCTTGATCTTCGCTGAGAAGAAAGTTTATTGTCATAATGATTTCTCCACGTACTTGAAAAGACGTTTTGAAATAAATTTTTCTGCTTCATTTGTGCGGTTAGCAAACCTGCGGATGGTCGCTGTTGGAGAGTTTCCAGGGGTTCCGTACTCTAGGTCCAAGGCTTTTGCTTTGTGGCTCTCGTGGACGTGGGCTGAAAATCCTTGGCTCTTTTTGTAGCCAACTCCCATACCGCGTACAACTTCGCTGGGCCAGTTACTTTTGCGTGCTTCATTACGCAAGTGGGCACCCATCATTCGGGTTGCGTCAATGCTTGCTTTGTGGATTGCTGATTCGAAAGTTTTTTGATTCACTTCTTTTTAATGGCCTTCGCAGCAACTTTGCCACCAACGTAGCCTGCGATAAGACCAGTAAAGAGTGCACTGTTTCTTTTGGGTTGGCTAACGTATACGCCCTTCATGAACTCTTCAACGTCTTCTCGACCGTTCAGTTCAGCGGCACGCTCATACCAAGGCTTCCAAGCCATAATAAACCCCTTTATCGCAAGTAGTGGGAACTACACAGGGCACGCATGTGATCCTGATACTGCAATGATAAAGAAGAAAGGCCCCTTTCGGGGCCTAACTACTTACTTCTTTTTTCTACATGCCCCTTTTTTGCTTCATACCCATCTTAGGAACTTTACCCTTTTTAAGTGCTTTAAAGTCAGCGCCAGTGATTTTGGTTGTAGGTTTTGCAGCCCCAGCAATCTTTATCTGCTTAGGGGTTAATGGTTTAGGTTTTGATGACTTGGCCATTACTTCTTGTCCTTCTTTTTAGTTGGTTTACTTTTGGTTTTTGCAAACTTCTTATTAGCAGAAGCAAGGGTCTTCATCCCATGTTTATCTTTAGGCTTCATGCAGCCACAGGTGGCACACATTACTTCTTCTTTCCCTTACAGGCCTTGCAAGTACCGCAAGTACAAGCCTTCTTTGACTTTGGGCCCTTGCCAAAACCTGGCTCGCCCTTTTTCTTACCACATCCACATGCTGCACACATCTACTTGCTCACTTTCTTCTTAGGTTTGGATTTTGCAACTCCTTTTGCAGGGACACAATTTGGAACTTTCTTGCCATTCTTCATCTTCATGCCTACCTGAGTGTAGCCATCCCAACATGGATCTGTCTTCTTAGTTGCCATTAGCAATCCCATTTTCTACGTGCTTTGTTTAGTCTACTGTTTGGATCTTTTGCTGCTTTTGGAAAATCTTTTGCCTGTCCAGCAGAACGTGCACAGTAACTCTTGCGACGTGCTGCAGACTTGGGAGACTTCTTTGCCTGCTCTTTGCTTACAGGAGGCTTAAGGTTATGGCCTTCTTTTTTAGCAGAAGCGCGACCTTTGGCGTTCAGCCCACCTTCTTTGTTCTGTCCCTCTTTGCGTTGCCACGCCGCTGTCTTAGCCATTTTTACCTGCCATGGTTGGGCTTGTCATGTTCCCCACTCCAGGTAAAGAGGCCATAGATTTGCTTTGCATCTGAGCGTTTGTGCCCATAATTTTAAGCGCACCACTCATTGAACTTCTAAACCGTCCAAACGCTTCTCCTGCAGGAGTGTCTGTATTAAATAGGCTTTTAAATTGGCTATTGCTTATGCTCATTTTTTAACCGCCTTCTGTGGCTTTGGTTTATTTGTTTGAGCATGTTTCTCTGTTAATTTTGCTAGTTCTACTTCGTGCTTTTTTTGCAAAGCCTCTACTTCTAACTTTTGGGACTTAGGTGCTCTTGCCATTGCTTTAAGTCCTCCCCCGTTTGGGTACGCTAGTGGTGCTGCTTTTAATTTTGTAGAACTGTGGTTTTCCACGTTAGTCTTCATCCTCGTCGTAAAGATCTTCAAGATCAAGATCTTCTAATTCTACATCTTCGTCTTCAAAGAGCGAAGGGTCAATCTCAACTTCAAAATTATCCACAATTGTCTCCTAGTTTGAATACGCCTGGAACTGAGGGTCGTTGACGAGTTCTTCGGCATTGACCTGGTTACAGTCTATAGTGACTACAGAATACCGCTCTTTATAAAGTCCACGAGGTAAAACACGGGTTGGAACAAAGACTAAATTGCGGAAGATAATTCTGTCTTTTATATGCTGGGTAGGGTTTATGACCACATCAGGAAGAAGCCTATTTAAATCATCAACTGCAATTACTAGGCGCAAGGTATCGGTCACATAAAAACCACGTTCGTTCATGACGTTGGTAGAACGAAGTTGTTGAGCCATAATGACTGGCAGATCAAAGGGGTCATTCCATCGGCGCCCTTGGCCTTCTTCTGCACTGGAGACATCGTAAATTGGGTCAACAAAGGTCTCGTAGTCCGCTGCCAAAGCATTGGGGTCCCAAGTCCACCAAGCAACTTTGGTGCCTACAGGGTCACGGAGTTCATCAACGATGCCCTCATCCATAGACATTGTTTCAAAGTCGATCTTGAATCGTCCTTGTACTTTATTACCACGCATGGTCAGGATTATCCTCTATCGTTACTAGAAAAAAAGTATTAAGGGGCGGACTCTTCGGTTGAGTGAACAAACTGGCCATCTACATAGCCATCGTTTAGGTGCACCTGGATCTCTTGTCCTTCTTCTGGGGTTACATCCACTACTACAGGATTACTAAGCCAAATTGCAGCAAAGCGTTCATCAGTATGGATAATGTCAACTACTTTTTCATCCAAAATAAAAGCCAGTTTAATAGGTGGCATTTCTTGTGGTGGGGTTGGGGTCATTTTGTTTCCTCCTTATATGAGACTTTCACGATGCCCCATTTGCCGAGTGGACAAGAGGCGTTAGGTAGTTTTGTTTTGGCTGTCATTAAACATCCGCATTCTTTACATTGGTTAATTGTCTGAATCAACTCAGGGCATTGTTTACAGACACTCATTCTTTCTTCTGCTACTTCTGTTTCAACTCTTCCTAAATTTTTGTTAAAAAAATCCCAAGGACGGGCTGGCCTATCATATGGACTAGACATTGGTTCTCCTATGTTGTAGCGTTGAAGTTATCAAGGGTTGATCCTTGATTACCAGTTGTCGGAGCCTTAATAATACCAATACTTGTACCCCTTACTGGTGAAGCAGGTGTGCTTGTTATGGTGCTTCCTAATTGCGTTGTTTGCCCAGCATTTGAGTACCCTTTAACGGTAATAGTTGTACCACTTGTATTGACCTGCATAGAGGCGATATTGGGGTAACTACTTGTACTGGTAGCCAATGTAGTTGTTGAATTTGTCGACACAGTTCCTGATACAGAACTAATAATACGAGCAGCAGAGGTATAGGTGGTTGTTGTTTCATTAGTAGCAGAAGAACGTGTGTAAGTTGTCACAGTTGTATTTTGAGTACGTGTGTATTCAGTATATCCTGCAAAAAAACAACAATAACGTCCTGGTGTTGAGGAGCAACTACCAGGTGTTCCTAGAGTACCGCAGAAAGAACAAGCAACGCTTGTGGCGTTAGTTAAATCTGAACAAGGCGTGTCGTTTTCTGCATAAAAACTAGAGTAAACTATAGAAGACACACTTACTGTTCCGCAACCTCCAGGGCTGCATGTGTTTGTGGTGTCTGAACAAGAAACCGTGGGACCTGTACAACTTGATCCAGTTGATTCTGAAATTGCTCCACAACTATTAGCAGGAGTACAACCTGCTGAGTAACAATATGCTGTAGCACCAGTGCAATCGGTACTGCTAGAAGACGAATAGTGAGGAAACGCTCCCCACCAAGACCCAGAGTCTGTAATCCAAAACGATGGTCCACAGCCTCCAGTAGTATCAACATCAATAGTGACACTTTCATTTAAAGAAATAGAAGCAATAGCGTAATCGGTTGCAGTGTTGTTGCTTTGCGCTGCAGACCCATTAGCAAACCATGTTCCACGAAGAGCAGTCCACACTTGCCCTGTATTGGCAGTTCCCAATGATCCAGAAACCGTGCGAGTGAAAGTATCGGTAATCTTCTTGAGAACACCAGATGCAATAATGCCCAGTATCCTCATGTTAAGCGCTCAAATCGCCAAAAGCCACCCATACGTCGGTGTCAAGTTTTACAAGCGTTGCTGATGACCAGGTTGTACGAAGTTTTAATCCTGAAGAAGTATTGACAGTAACTCCTGCAGTTGGGGTAAAAGTAATCTGCCCTGACCCTGATTGGGTGACGTTTAGTTGTGAACCAATCGGAAATGGCACAGTGGCATTAAGGGGAATAGTAAAAGTTCCCGCAGTGCTTCCATTGCTAAGACGAAGAAACTTGTCTACATCGGCAAGAACAGCAGTGTAATTATTGCTGGAAAAAGTAGGTGCAGCAGGTACGTTAAGTGGCGGGATTCCTACGTACCCAGTATCGCCGTTGGTACGAATCGCCATCTGTTACTGCTCGCTTCCGTAAGCCTGAAATCCTACTGAGGTAGATGACGCAGAGACACGGATAAACTTGCTTGCTTGAAGAGTCAGGCCCAAAGTGTATGTTGTTGTTGTATTAGGCTGGATTAAAACACTTGCTGCCAGAAGAGTTGCGTCAGGCACTGTTGGGCTTGTTTCTGAACCAGCAATTGCAATACTGTAAGTAGCAGGGGTTGTGCCCTGGTTTGAAACAACAAGAGTTGAAACTACAGCACTAACAGCCGTAGTGGTGTACAGGGTGCTGTATGCACTTGCTGCTGTTGCTAATGCTTGACCCAAAACTTTATATGCAGTTGCCATGAGACTCCTTAATGGTAATTTTTAAATTATCCCTTCATATAAGGGCTTTGTATCGGTAAACCCTTTTAACCTATCTTTTCTAAGTTATTGATTACTGACGCTTTGTACAGGGGGGCAATATCCTTAGTTAACAAGTCTTTAAAGATATCTCGTGCCTCATCTTGCCGCCCTACCCACCAGCCGCTTACAGCCTTTTCAAATAGAAGGACGTATTCACCCAAATAACCAATATCTACAGGAAGAGGGTTAATACGGCTCTTGGAAAAGAACAGTCCAACTTCAGCCGCAGCATAAGATTCTTGCCATTTCTTCGAGCCTTCGTAATACCTAGACAAGAAGAACCAGCCTTCTGGTCGATTAGGCATGTAAGCAATTGCTTTTAAAATCAAATTCAATACGGTGGCTTCACGATTTTTTTGACTTGAAAAACAAGTAGATGACTTTAGAAGAGATGAGTACACGTAGTCAGGATGAGTGGTGTATCCGTACTCCGCTGCTCTAAGGTAGAACGAGACTGCCGATGCGGTTTGCCCCTCTGCTTCATATGCTTTAGCAATTTCCAAACTTAGTACGGGATTAAAAGGATCTTTAGAGATATCCACGATCAAGGTATTGATTGTCTCAAACATTAGTGCCCATCGCTTCCTGGATAAGTTCATCTACAATTTCTTTTGGAACCTCTAATGCAAAGGCTGCATTGTCTTGGAACCCAAACCCAAGAATTAAGTTGTCATTTACAACTGCCGCTCCAGCACAAAATTCAATCTGTCCATCTAGGAAAGACCAGTTAGTCGGTGAGATTCCAACTAACTTAAAGTTGTCATCCCATACACATAGTCGATGACGATAAGTTCCGTCCTTTTGTCCTAGATAGTTCTTGAAGAGAACAACTTCATGAGTGATTGCAATGTAGTGTAATCCCCATCGTATTACCTGTGATCCACCACGTTGGTCTTCATCGGCTTTCTCTCCCTGTATGACAGAAAGTTGAAGGCTGTTACCATTTACAGGATCTGCTTTTACAAGTTCTGTGGGAGCGGTCCACTTAACATACTGAAATGGTCGGTCTAAAACAGGCATCCAGTTTTTCTCGCAGTAAGAGTCTTTGTTTATTGGAGGATCTATACGCACACGAGAAACTTCTTTTGCAGTCCATGCATCTTTGTCAATCTCTAACTGAGACAGTTCCATACGACCAACACCATTTGTTGTGGTATCACGACGAACTCCTGTGGCGTAGTACTTGCCATACCACTTAACAAGACGCGCATCTTCTTCTCCTACAAAAGTCCAAATAGGTGTTACATCTAAAGTTGTAGTGTCTATCAATGTGTGGTTAACAATGTTGAGGTCAGAGTCAAGGCGGCATAAAAAGTTTTGTGTTACTAACCGCTGGTCTTGTTCAGGATGAAGATACGACAGGGGTCCCCAGATACTAGGAAAACGTTGATTATTTTCAGCGTGATAAAGGGTGTAGTTAATGTGACGCAGTATGCAGAGGATGTCTCCATCATCATCTAGAAACAATGAGGGGTTCATCAAGCCTGTCCCATTAGTTATTGAAGAAGGGATTATTAAGGGCTTTAGTTTTCCGCCTCTAGAAGTTACCTTTTGCACCAAGTTCATGTTTTAAACCTTCTACTTCAGATTGGACAATGTTATTAAACGGTTGAATGGGAACCCATCCTATTGTGCTTACTTCTTTTACAGTGGGGTAAACGGTAGTGTCTTTTGTGTCTCCATACAGTACCAGAACGTCTACACCGTTAGCAGCGTACTGCTCAAGTATTTGCGGAACAGTATGCTGTGTTCCACTGTAGACATCTGTAAGGATTGAAGTCCCACCCTTGAGCAGGTATGAAACCGCACAAAGATTTGCCTTAGCAATGTCTTCTACATGCGTGTAGTCACGGGTAGAGGTAGGGTCATTAACAGTGAAAGTCTTCTTCCCTGTAACGGCTCGGTTGATAACTCCAAAGATGTTTACTGATCTCAAGTCAATAGAGCCATTGGATTGCCCTCCGATGTTGAAGTATCGAAGGATAACGTTCTTGGGAACTCTTTTAATAATCTGTTCTTCTATCTTCTTGGCTTTAGCGTATGGGTTAGTTGGCTCATAAACAGATGCTGAAGAAGAAAACACAATGGGCGTTTTAAATGCCCACGATAAGAAAGCCACAACCAAGGTAGAAAGGACATTGTTGTAGTAGTAAGAGACAGGGTGCTTTAGGGATTCACCGATACTCTTCTTAGCAGACAGGTGAACCACTGCCACAGGACGATACTTAGCGTAGGTCTTTGACATGGCTAAGAGATCCTTAGTGTCATTCCCAGACACCTGGTCAACAATGACACAGGTAAACCCCTGG